TCTGCAAGCTGCTGACCAAGGTTTCTTTCACGCTCAGACTGCATGATTGCTTCACGATAGCCGCCCAGACCACCAGCCTGCGCTGCTTGTTGCGATATGTTTGCAGCCTGTATATCTGAAGCTCTTTGCGCTTCTCTAGCCTCTATGTCAGTGACAAGCTGCTGATAAGGACTCATATAGCTTTCTAGAGTAGCTGCGTCAGCTACTGTTCCAGCTTGAAAACCGGGGCCAAAATCGCCCTGCCCTGTGTATTGAGACTGCAAATCTCTTGCTGCGTAGTCTTGACCTAACTCACGCGCAACATAGCCCGGATCAAAAGCGCCAGCTTCGTAGCCAACACCCAAGTCTCTAGCTTGATAGCCTTGACCAACTGTTCCTGCTTCATAGCCGGACGTTACGTCTTCCGCTGTGTAACCGCTTGTAGATGTTTGAGGGGCAAATGCCGATGTTCTTGCTTGTGGTACATAACCAGACGCTATGGTTCCGGGCGCATAGGTTGGAGCCAGTGTGCCAGCCTGAAACCCTTGCGTAAGCGATGTGTCGGTAGGGGCGGTGTATCCTGATCCAATAGTCCCGGCTTGATACCCTGAAAACTGCTGTTGAGGGTTGAATCCAGCGGCTATGTTTGTGCCCATATTTGTAGGCTGGAAGCCTATCTGGGTAGCTATGTCGCTTGCAGACCTTATCTGCTGTGGAGCGCCAGCAGCAGCCATCTCAGCCATGCCAGTCATTGCTGTTGATTCAAACGGGTTGAAATCAGCTATTCTAGCGCCCTGATACGTCTCGTATGGGCGGGTGCTTTCATAGACTGTACGACCAAGCATCTCCTCGTAAAAAGGCTTGGCATATTCTGGTAGATTAGTTTGAGTTACTACGCTTTCGCTTTGTTGGACGCCGCCGCCACCACCGCCTTTACTCATCCTTCAAACTCCTTTCGTAAACGACATATGACCTTTCAAAGCCGTCTTGCTGAAGCCATTTCCAGAATCCCATCCTAGCAGTAGCTTCTATGCCATCACAGTTATTATCTTTAGCCCAGTCAGTAAATCTTTCCAGCATGTCCCAAACCCATTCATTGAATTTGTCGCCGCCCAAGAACTGTATTGTGAGCATTTTTTTGCCGGGGTAAGACATAAGCTCTGTAGTGCCTACTCCGTTTATCTTGTGTTCTGAATCAAACGCTAACCAGAGGTGCTGATTACCCGAAACAACGGAGTGAAACAACGCTCGTTCCGTCCATCGGCCCTTAGACCTAGCAATAGCTTTGAGCAACTGATCTCTTATCTCAGGCCACAGAGTTTCCACATAGTTTGGTGGAACCATAGTTATGGCATGAGTTACCTCTCTCGGCGCTGACTTGCTGCGAACTTTTGGTTCACGAGAGATATCCCTAACCCTTGACTCGTCAAAGCTTAATAGTTGATTCATGCGGGTATTAGTCCTCCAGCACTAGAAACCAGCGGGTCTGGCTGCTTCGTTGTGCCTGTTTTTTGCATTCGTACTTCGTCTAACATCTGATCAAAACGTCTAGCGCCTGCATCTGTGTCGCCGTCGCCAGCCGCAGATACCACATCAGCAGGGATGATGTACTCGCCGGGAGAGACAGCTACTGGCTGCTGAGCGCCAATAGTTCCGGGGATCATGTCATCCATGCCTCGACCTTCACCTCTGATTACGCCCTCGGTTTGTGAGTTTGGTTGTACGCCTTGCAGCACCTGTTCTCTTAGCATCTGAAACGCCTCAGACCCGTACTCATCAACAAATCTTTTTATGACAATTTCCGCCTCATCTTCAGACAACTGCCCAAGAACCGCCATCATTGTCTGCTCTATTAATGGGTCTGCGCTAGGAACCGAGCCGCCCTCCTGCATAGCGTATGCTTTGGTGTAATCAAAGGCTAATTCGTCCATATTTACAGGGGCTTGGAAAGCTCCCATGTCTTTTTGTTTATCACCAGTCAGGCCAAGATCCTTATACTCCTCAACGGCAGCCTGATACTTTTTGCTTGCCCCGCTCATGCCCCGCCTTGGTGTTGTAGCTAAGGCAACTAAAGCATCGTATTCAGCTTCAGACATCATAGAGCCTATGCCATCACGCATACCGCCCATATAAGGGATATTTATTGCAGGATCTACGCCCGGATCAGTGGTGGTGTCTGTGGTCGTTGTGTCTGTGGTCGTTGTGTCTGTAGTGTCAGCTTCTGGAGTTCTTTCCCTAAAATAACTTATTTCAGGGCCGAATCCGGGCCGATACCCAACCTCTGCAAGCTCTTCTGCTGTTTTAGCCACTGGGCCTCTAAGGCCAGCTTGACGGGACGCCGCAGATCCAAGGCCAAACCTAATACTTGGCGGCACATAATCTTGGTTAAAGCCCTCTGTAGGGCCACCCATATCCATGCGAACAGGTGCTTGACCAAGTCTTTGAACCTCACCTAACTGGCGCTGATACTCTTGTGGGTTTACAGATACGATGCCACCCATGTTGTAGCCGTCATAAGCTGAATACCTCCTGTTAGCACCAGATACATCCATGTTGTAATCCTGACCAACCTGCGAAAGAGAGGTGCCTAGAAGTTCGTATGCTCTATCCGATTCTGCTTGGCGCTCACGCTCAGCTTCACGAGCCATGCGCTCGTAGCCTTCCTGCATTTCTATGTCGCCTCGCATACCGCTACCCGCAGCTATCGGAAGTATTGTTCCCGGCTTCGCAAGGCCTTTGGCCGTAGCCTTCAAAGCGTCTCCGCTAGAAAAAGGGTTTGTTAGCCTGTCAGTAAAACCAACAGCACTGTCCCCTGTGGTCTTTACAAACTCATCACCTACACGCTCTAGCCCAGTCCTCTGAGTAAACAGTTGATCGGCTAAATTTTGTTGCAAACTTTGATTGGCTGCCGCTTCCGTCGTTGCTTTTGTTGATGCTTGCTGAGCAAGATCAAGCGCAGGATTTGCATAGTCTAAACCAGCCTCGGCTCCAACCCTTGCCAAATCAGCGCCAGCAGTTGCGGCATCAGAGGCCAGCTTAGCGCCCTCAGTAGTGGCCGTATCCAAAGCGGCAGCGGTAGCATCAGCGCCTGTAGCAACGTCCGCACCCGCACCCAAAGCAGATCCTACCCCGTAGCCCATAAGGCCAGAAGCAATACCCTTCTTGAGATCGCCAGTCATGGCTGTTGTGGCAAGGCCTGAGCCTATAGCGCCTGCTAGGGCGCTGTTAGCGCCTATTGCAGCCAAAGTGCTTCCTAGCGCACCTGTGCCTAAAGCGCCAGCAGCGGCTGTAAACGCGCCGGGAGCCGCCATGCTTGCCAGCATAGGGATAAGAAAGGCAAACGCCTCTGGCTGACCTGTGACAGGGTTTGTGGTTAAACCGCCGGGGGTAAGTGATGCTATGCCCTGCACCTCTGCTGGATTCATGTGAACCAACATACTGTCGCCGTAACGACCATACTGGGCCATCTGTTCTGCTTGTGGCTGTAATGGCGCTTGCTGTAGCTGTCCTCTTACATAGTTCATTAACTTGTCTCCACCCCGAATAGGTTAAAACTTACATTGGCGGCGCTGGAATAAACCTTGACCACATCTGTTTGAGAGAGGCAAATGCCTATTACAACCGTCCTTGTGGTGGTTGCTGCAAGATCCTCGTCGTAAAAAATAAACTGCTTGTCATCGGCTGTTGCACCGCCAACGTGAACACTGACTCTGAACGTGATGCCAGAACCGCCACGGTTGCATATAACCAATGAGCTAACAGTTGTTTGTGTTAGGTCGGGCGCTGTGTACAAAGTCGTTGTTGTGGTCGCGCTGACATCAACCTGACCAAGTACCTTGATAACGTCTGTCACGATGCACCCATAAGCAGGAACTGAAACCTACGCATAGCTAAAGATCCAGACTTGTCGCCTTGGGTCTTTGCTAGGCTTACATCGTTTTCTATCTGATTCATTGCTTGTTCTATGGTTCTGCGAGTAATCGCCTCGTTGTTAACATCATACTCTGGCGTTGGAACAGGTAGTGGGTTTTGTCTTGTTGCCATTAGCGCCTACCGTCTTGTCGCATATCAAACCTAAGATCACCAAGTCTCCAGCCAAAGCCAGACCCACTGCTCTCAATGCGAACGATTGCATGTCTTGCTCTTGTGCGTATGTGTGACTGCTGAGTTGAAGATGTAACCGTAGCTGTCGCTTGGGTTGTGGGTGTTTCTAGCGGGAAGTTGCTGCCTTTGATTGTGAAATCAACAGACGCATCTGATGTAGCTCCACGGAAGCTAAAGTCAGGAATTATCCGGCTAATCATCATAAACCGCTCACCTTCGCTTATCTCCAGATCACCTGACTCAACAAACGCTGTCATTGCCTGACCGTCATCATCAAAGCCAGTTTCATGGTTGTATAGGTAGTTTGCGTCGGTGACCCCAGTGTTTACGCTGGATGCAATAGGGTTGGAGTTCTTGGAGTAACCAATCCACGCGCCACGATCTAAAGTGCCTACAGCCCAAAGGTTTTCAGCGTAGTTGTACGACACATAGTTGGTAATCTCTGTATCGCTTTCGCCCACAGGGTAGAACCAAATAACTTCTGAAAAGTCATTGTTTTCTGCTGCAAAGACCTTGAACGCCTGACCTTTGTTCAAGTTGGTAAACACATGCTCTTTAACGCTACAAGGCAGTGGTTGCACTGATCCGTTGTAGACATAGAATCCACCAGAATCCATGAAATACACGGAGCCTCTGGCGTTAACCGCCGCGTTTGGCGAGATCATAGAGATGTCTGTGCTTAGCGTTGAAAACTGGAAGGTAAACGGAGCGCCAGTAAACCGCATTGAGTGCAAACTTACATCTGTAAAAACAAGTATCTCTTGCCTTGTCTGTACGGCACCAATGATCTCTGATCCAGAGTTTATCCTGACACCACCAGCGGTATTTGTTGCTGTTGGCGTCCAATCTGCTGCGTTCTCTTGATCAGAGAACCTAACTAATAACGGGTCAATAGTTGATGAGCCAATTGGATTAGAGCCAAAAGCGATAACATGCTGATCTATGTCAGATACAAGAACCTGCAAAGCAACAGTTGGTGTGTTTGAAGCCCCCGCAAGAGATCCAATCTCTATAGCCCTAGTGCCTGTGCCAGAGCTTTCGTCCCAGTAATAAACACCGCCTCCTCTAGCATTGAACACCAAGTCCTCACCAAAGTTGTCTTGGCTGAACAATCGCAACTGCCCAGCCGCAGATATACTGCTAGAACTGCCCCAAGCGCCAGAACTCCAAGTGCCTGCTCCGAAACCAGTGCCCTGAACGAAAGTGTTCAAGCCCGTGTTTATCTGATAAGCCGCAACAGTAGAACTGCCGCCGTTACCTGTATCGCTAGAGTTTGCGATTACCTCGGTTCCGTTTGTGTCCTTAGCCGTAATCGTAAAGGTGTTGGTCGTTGGCACAGAAGTAATCTGATACTCCTGATTTAAAACAGCAGCTGTGACTAGCCCACCAAGAGAAGCTGCGCTACTAAAAGTAACAAAGTCATTAACAACCGCGCCATGAGCGTTCTCTGTAACCGTGATTGTTGAAGAGCCGTTTGTAGCTGCAAATGTGGCATCACCCGCCCCAGAGGTAAGCCTTATTGGGGTTACGTCGTTGTACCCAGCGCCTTCAGCCACATAGAACTTTAGATTAGTGCCTACGCCTAAATAATTTATGGACTCTAAAGATGACCAGTTGTGCAGGGATCTACAGACACCAAGAAAGCTTTGATCTGTGTACTTCTCCCAGCCCCCTATCTTTTCAACTCTGCCTTGGCGAAAGCGTATCTTGTCAGCATCAAACCATCCTGCGTCAGCAGAATACTCTGTGCCTTCTTTGTTTACGCCGGGAGCAAATTTGATCTTACTAAGAGCCATGTTTAACGCGGCCCTCTCTGCTTACGTCTGCGTTTTTTCCTGCTAGACCTCTGATCAGGCTGAGGAACTACCTTCCTGCCTTTCTTAGGCTTAGTGACCTTTTGGGTCTTTGGCTTGGGAGGCAATGTCATGCCGTAGTTTTCAGAAAAATTAAACGAAGGTGTAGGCATTGGCGTTGCTGCCGCCCTTGCTTCCGCAGGAGTAACCATTGGTGGCGGTGGAGGCGGTTGGTTAGCTAAAGCGACTAACGCATCATAATCAACCTCAGACATTACTGGTGGCGCTGACGGCAGTGCTGGCATTGGTGCTGGCATTGGGATATTTGCTGGCTCCCCTCTTCCGCCACCAAGCAATGCGTCTATACCGACGGGTACGGCTGGCGTTGGTTGAGGCTGGGTCATCAAAGAGCCACTACCTCTAGCCCCACCCAAAAGCTTGCCAATGTCAGACATCCTTGGCGATACGTTTGGATTTAACGGGGGCGCGAGCGGCACTGGCCGTGGTGTTGGAACTGGTCTTTGTACGCCACTAGCAAGGCCTCCCCCTGTTCGGGTCGCCGCTGCTGCTAAGTCCTCATACCCTACATCACCGGGGGCAACTGCGTTAGCGAATATACCGCCCATGCCACGCAACCTGTCTCCAAGGCCAGCTTCAGGTTCAAGAGGGAGAGCAACTGGAGCCGGAGGGGGTGGTGGTGGAGGTGGTAGGGGCGGCCTCATAACGTCCTGCCTAGATGGCACGACTGATGGCCTCTCAATTAACGGCGGCTCTGGTAAGGGAGCAGGCTCTGGTATTTCTGTCGGTAGCAGAACTCTGTCAAACATTCCTGCCATATTCGCTTCTGGGCTAAATGCGCCCATCTGCATTATCGGTGAGTCAATAGCGGGTATGGGAGCTACAGCAGGAGGCATAACATCGGGAACAGGCGACATAGCAGGTATTGCTGGTTCTGGCTCAGGAGTTGTTCCTTGAGAAGGGTTAAAGAAACCGCTCAGTTGCTCTTTTGCAGCAGCAGCCTCTGCTTGAGCTTCAGCAAGAGCCAAAGAAGAAGCTTCCGCCTCGGCTCGCGCCTGCTCTAAAGCTGCATTGTTTTGAGCAACAATTTGATCTGTTCTGTTTGAAGTATCAAACGCATTCAAAAGGTCTTCGTAAAGTTTTGTGCCATAAGATTCTGGCCCTTGCGCCATAACATCAGACCTTAACTGCTCTAATGCTGGGTCATCATAAGGGGTTCTTGCGGCTTCAGCTTCAGCAGCGGCTTGCTCTGCCGCAATACGATCAGCTTCAACTTGCTCTGCCGCTATTCTATCTGCCTCAGCTTGTGCGGCGGCAGCTTGTTCAGCCGCCACCCTGTCTGCTTCAGATTGTGCAAAAGCCTGAGCAGCAGTTTGCTCTTCAGCAATCCTTCCTTGCGTAAATATGTTTGCGGCTTCTGTTGGATCAAATGTTTGAAACGCCTGACCAGTAAAAGGATTTGTTCCCGGCATCGGCGGGGGTGCTTGGCTGGGGCCTCCAAGGCCAAACGATGTCCCAAACTGGGACATAGATGTTGGGTCGGCTCTTCCCGGCGTTAACGTCGCCACCGCCTGCTGAGGGGTCAATGTTGCGCTTGGTTGAGGAGCGCCCATAGGATTAGCGCCACCCAGCAAGGCTGCTATACCAGAAGGAACCCCATAGTTAGGGTTTCTAGAAAGCGTCGGTTGACCCTGCATCTGCCCGTACCCTACAGGGACAGGAGCTTGAGTAAACGATCCGCTAAGCGTAGGAGAGGGTGCAAACCCAAGTTGAGGCGCTTGAGAATTGGTATCAAACAATGCCATTACTAATACTCTCCAGTTCTAATCATTTCAGTAACTTCTACCGCCCTGCTACCAACCTGCTCACTCCACTTAGAATCCATGAACTCATCAGCCGCTATGTCAAACTGCTCACGGGACATCGCCTCTAAAGCTTTCACAAACCCACGCAGTCGCGTAAGACCAAGATTAAAGCAAATATCAATCATTGCGTCTTTTCGCGCCTCGTTAAGAGCAGCAAACCAAAAGTAAGTGTCATCAAGCTCATCACGCACACGCCTTATGTCATTGGCTAGTAAATACTCAATTTCATCATCAGAAAGCCCAAGGCCGCCGTTTTCGTCAATGTTACGCCCCACGCCTACAGTGATCATGTTTTCTGAACACTTATATGCATGACTACGCACACCTTCATGGCGCTTCAACATTCCTATTAACTGAATGCCCATTACTTCTCCCGGCTTACGCCCTGTACCTTTTCGTATGATCTCATCGCGCCTAAGCCCAACATTCCCATCATAACGGGTACAAGTAGTGTGGTGTCTATTTCTGGCACCTCTACCCAGATGCCCAGTATGTTTGAAAGGATCGTGTTGTAAAAAAGCCCGAGCGCGCACACCCAACCGATACAAGGCCGCCAGCCAGCCACGAACAAAGACTTAGATGCCGCCTCGACCTTATTGACCTCTAGCTGTCCTTTGGCAAGTTCTTGAGCGTGACGCTCCGCCATAGTGGCAATCTCATGTGCCAACGCATTCTTTTGGTCTTTGTCCTCAATTACTTTATCTAGTAGCTGAGTTGCTGGGCCTATGAGTGATCCGAGTATGCCCATTACGCCCACCCGCTATATCGGGCAAAACACTTGCCACAAAGTAGTTTTACTTTCAGGTGTACAAAATCCATTACTGCTCCCGGCTTTTTGCAACCAGCGCAGCGCAATGTAACTCGCCTTTCATCGCTCACCGCCCTTTTGCCATGTACGCTGTAGCACCAAAGTATAGCCCTACAATAGATGCCTGACTGAGAAACAGCATATCGCTCAAAGAAGCCAGAGTGGACAAGCGAGACTCAGGAATGAAGGGCAGAAGTGGTAGTAAAGCGAAAACCACCATACTGCTGAGACTAACCCAAGCCATTCTTCGTTGACTGTCTGCTTTCTCTTCACGCAGTTCAATCTCAACGAGTTCTTGATTTCGCGCCAATTCTTCATCGCTCACGACCCCATCTCCATCTAGGTCGTACTGAGCATACCGCGATTTCGGCTCTAATTTCTTCGGACTCATTAATCGTCATCCTTTCTAGCTGGATCACGGAAAAGTATCTTAGTGCCTGCTTCTGAGGTAGGTATCTCTCGCACACGGCAGTAAGTTTTGAAGTAGCTGTTGTTACTCAGTAACTCGTTAATAGCACCAACAGACTGCGCGTTAAGCGCCTTAGAGTACTCCAAGCACGACGTTAATTCCCGGAAGTACAACTCCTCACCCGTGGGTTGCCCACGCTCAAGAACAATCAAAACAAAAATCATCATCGTCATGCGCGTATGTCCAGTTGAAGCTGGTCTTCAACCTTTACAATGGTGGAAAGAACCTCGCCATTTTTGTAGTAGTAGTAGGTTTCGCTGTAATGCGTTGTAGCCTCTACTTTGTCGGTGCGAGTGCGACTGATCTGATCTAAACGCAGCAGCCTGTGTATCTTGTCTTTGACTACCACCTCTGATGGTGCGTTGACGCTGTTCGGAAATACTGGCGGGACATCCATCACAGCCTCCGCTTCTGCTGAACAGCCTGCACCTTAACGGACTTAGGTTTAACCAAGTCCCAAGTAAGCAGTTCTACATCAAGCTGATGGGCTGTGCCTAAAACACGCGGCATCGTGTTCTGTATGTAGATCTGAGCGCCGTACCCGCACTGGCGGTGGTTGTATCGTAACCATGCCAGCGCAAGACAATGACGGTATGCAGGGGGATCGACTAGCTCTAACATTCGCCACTCCCGCAAATCGCAAAACAGATTCGGGCTGGCGGGGTCGTACTTTAGTTCTGATTCTTCAGCATTATCTCTATTAGCTGCTGAAGTTTCTGATCTGATGCCTTCGCTGTCTCGCTCTGCTCCGCCAATGAATCGACGATAGCCTCGATCTTGGTCGCATTGACTGCCGCTAATTTTCCCGTGGCCTGCGCCTCTTCAACAACGCTAACAACGGCAGCTTCGATACGGTCTACTTCTTCTTGTGTAGCCTGTGCCTGTGCTTGACTAGCACCCCACACCATCGCGCCTGACAGCGCAGCAGCGCCAATAGGTAAGGCCCACGTTGGGACTTTAATTGTTCCTTCATCTGACATATCAACCTCCTAAGAACTGTGGCACCAAGATGCTCACTACAATTAAACCAATGATCCACCACAGCCTATTGGATACAGTGTCCATCTTCGCTTCAAGCTCATCAAACCGCCTAGACCCACTTGCAAGGCGTTCCTCAATACGCAGGTAACGCTGCTCACATACTTGCTCGTGAGTAGAAATCTGGTTCAATGCTTTGTCACCTTTATCCAAGCCCCATTCCTCTGCCATCGCTAGATAGCACATTATTTTTTCTTCTTGGGTGCCTTTTCTAGCGTCTTCTCAAGTCGTTTTGCTTGAGCAGCGTGCAATCGGCTTGCGCCCTTTAGCTCTTTAATCATCTTTCGCTTCTGCGCTTCTGTCATAACACTCATGGTTACTCCTTTGCCTTGCCCACATTAAGTGCCAAAGCCTCAATTATCGGATAAACCCACTTGGATAGAAACGCATCATCTTTCGGGGTGGGCGTGGCGGCGCACACAGCAGATGCAATGACTGACAAGGTAGTCAACGTGGTTACGATTTCAAGCAAACTCATTAGTGCTCCTTAAAGCCTTCGGGCAGACCTTGTGCAGTCTCAGGCTCTTCAACAGGCTGTACACCTTCAACGATGCTCTGAGTGTAGGCTTGCAGCAATACGTTACGCTCTGCGATCTGCTGTTGCAGTGCAGCGATTTCACGACGGATCTCTGCGACTCTAGCAATGTG